GGGGAGCAGGATGATAACAACTATGTGTTTCACCTGTCTGAAAATATATATTGGCATGATACCATTTAGGATTTGCTGGACACATATTACATATCCATGTGGGTTTGTCTACCTCCTCCAGTGCCAACCTAATATCTTCTTGAGGTTTATATGCAAGATACTTCTGCCAGCACTCATCCTCAAGTTGACCACTCGCCTTTAGTGATTCATAGAGATATGCTATCATAGAGCACTTCCAAAGTTTGCCTTTATATAACTGAGCGTTTGGACATGAGCATATCTTAAATGACTCTGCTGGTTGTTCATCCTCCCATGGATAGTAAGTTATTCTATCATTCTTTATATCATATCTAAACAAATCAAACCATTCACGCTTATCACCATTTGGATATCTTGATGCCTCAGTCATCTCTAATTTATTAGACACTCCTCTCTCCTCACACTCTTTTATAAAATCATATGCAGTCTCCCACTCTCTTCTTCCTATATTACTATACCAAGTACGATGGAAGGTCAGTCTGAAGATAACACCCTGCTCCATCTCATCTATGATCCAGTCTTTACATTGCTTCAAACGGGATCCATTACTGAATAGTTTGACATAGCATGGTTGACCTGTCTCTTTTACTAATTCTCTTACTACCTTTGTCACTTCCCTTGTACGTGGTTCGAGTAATGGTTCACCACCTATGATACTGACATGACTCCACACATAGATCTGTGGCAATACATTCCTGACATCCTCTAGTAGTTCATCTATGTCAACCACACTCTTGGTGGATAGTAAACTACTATTATGGTTGCAACCCTTACAAGAAAGATTACAACCATTGATTGTGTGAAGACACAGTATTCTAGTGGTAGGTCTTATTTTTTGTAGTTCCTCTATCTCTTTCTTTGATACGTCCTTGAAATTATCAATCCAAAATCCTTTGTGCGATCTTACATACTCTACCTTTTTAGATAACACATCCAATCCATCACGTATGAACGCTGATGCAATCTTCAGTTCTTTCCTAGGGTGCATTAGATAGCAAGGAACTTCGCCCTTGATGTTCTCTTCAAATAATTTAGGTTCATTGCGTTACCTTTTAACTTCTCTTTCATTGGTTTCGTAATCAGTTTTGATACTGATTCAATTTCAATACTATTCTGCTCACAATAATGACAGATTGCCTCAATGTAATTCATATCAAGATTATTTTGAACTAAATTTTCTATGTCATTAGTAAATTTATCTTGACATAAAAACTTGTTCTTTAGAACTGCTCTCATTTCATTTTTGGTTGCCATTTAATTTGTCCTCCACAAATTTTTCGATGTACTTGACTAATAATCTCATATATTTCATTTTATCATACTCTTCGTAAACCGTCACCTCTCCATTCTCACACGTCATGAGAATGACAAGTTTCTTTACAGGTATGTTTGTAATCTCGTAGAACATACAAGCATATGCTGCTGCTTGTACAAAGTAATTCTCTATCCACTCTCTCGGTTTAGGTTTCGCAGCAGTTTTGAAATCAATGATTGACAGTTCACCATTGTACTCTGCTATGCAATCAACAGTTCCAGCAACACCTAATTCGTTACTGTATAAACTTTTTTCTAAAGCGTAAATATTATTTATATTTTGTAACACTTTTTTAGATTGAAGAAATAATATCTTACTGCTAGGGTTGTCTAACACCACCTCTTGATTGAGTAGATGATTCTCTATCAAGGTATGTACCTTGGTTCCTCTAGACGTTGCTCTCTTTGTAATTCTATCTGCCTCTTCGTCGCCTACTCTCTTCCTCCAGTCAACAAAGATGTGTTTATTAAAATGAGAAGTGACCGAGGTGATGGACACCATCGGTCTATCATTCACATTGTAGTATCTTACTCCGTCAATAGACTTCCTACTCAGAGTAGGAAGGTCACATTCTACATGATTGTACATTACATACCTAGTTCTATTTTCGAGGTGATGTAACTCTTGACCAGACCAGACCTAACAATATCATCAAGACCAAATTCAATTAAATCGAACTCAGGCATGCGAGTGATGATCCTTTGAAAATCTAGGATACCATTCTTCTCGTTTGTCCTTATCAAATCAGTTTGTGCAACGTCACCACAGAACATTATCTTGGTGTCTTCACCTACTCTTGTTATTATACTATCTAACTCATGAAAATTCAAGTTTTGTGACTCATCCACAATAACTATAGAATTA